GTAACTTGAGGTAGGTATAATACCTATCCTCAAGGGGAGTTCCATGTGGGTTAAATCCTAGACCCCCTACAAAATCGGGGATCTCCCACATAGCCTTAGCAACTTTACGTTGCTGAGGACGACAGAGAAGTAGAGCACGTTTGCCAAGTAACCGGATAATATCAAGGAAGTTATCATCCGATAGGTTGCGCCACTTAGGTTGGGGGTAAACCCTTTCCTTCGTGACTAGCTTTCCGGCGAATTCTGCCATAATAGCCGAATTCAGACTTTTAGTCTCAGAGACCGGACATCCGAGCTCCTTAAGAGCTGCAACATACTTGACAAACAATCGGTCGTTCAGGATAACTACATCATCACCAAGGACAAAAAAAGCGTCCTGATGAACTCCATCATTAAGGTGGAGTAGTAGTAACCCATGTGTCAAGGCGAAAGAGGCGAACGATGGGTATAAACCCAGAGGTTGTCCCTTAGTCCACCGGATGGTAGACTTTCCCAAACGCCAAGGAGCTCTCGATAGGAACTCAAAGAGTCCTATATAGTCTCTACTGCTTGGATGCACCAGAGTCTTGAGAACACAAACCTGCAGCGACAGCGGAAAATAATCCGTTGCCGAACTGAGGTCCACACTATGAACGACTTTGCCAGATGACAGGTATTCCTGTATATGAGGTATCGCTTTGCTCTGATTATGGGTACAATCCCAAGGAAGCCGTTCCAATAGGCTATACAGAGCATCACCAAGTGGTTGCAAAGCCACCTGATAAACCCGATTAGGGTTTGCGACAGCACGTAACTTGAAACCGGGCTCTTGGATGAGTCCGATTGCACCGACAGTGTCGATGCGAGGACCATGGGGTCCTACAGAGTCATATGCTGGTTGCCAAGAACCTTTCAAATCCTTGAAGATATTGGCAAAATTCCTCATTGCAGTCTGTCCATAATACGATAGATGTAAATCTATCCACTGGGTCATCCAGTGCGTAGACTCAGGATGAGTCTTACCATCAATTGATGGCACCCTCTTTTGAGGAGAGGGACGGTATGTCCAGTAAGGGTTAGCGGGCCCTAGGGCCAACTTAGCCCCCAATGAACGGGCAGATTCCATCACACCTGTCTCAATTCCACATGGAAGTGGAAGGTCGCTTGCAGTGACGCCAGAGATGAATTTCTCCATCTGCTGCTCAGTGGCTTCCGAAGCCATAAGCCTGGTATAACTGCGAAGGAGGGTAATAGAGGCAAATCCTTGCTTCTTTCCCCTGGCAGCATAGTCATAAAGAGCCCCAAAGGGCCCTTTAGGGATGCCGTCGGGACGACGAGCAACCCAACTAGCCACCACCTGTTCGCCCGCAGTATGCCGAATGAAATCGACATATAATTCCTTCATGCGGGACACCGTCCAGGCCGGCCCATTACAGGCCAACCAACGATCAACCAAGACCATAAAAGGTCTCTTGATCTCCGGTGGTACGCTTACAGCGTTTGCATAAGTCCAGAACCCCTCGTTATCGCGTGCCCCCCCACTTACGTGAGTGTGCATATCGTGCTCCTAGATTGGATGTGCGAAAGCGAAACGAGAGAGCGACCAGCTCTACACGCGGAGTCATACTAAAGCCATTTAAGGCATAGACCTACGACCGTATTGCAAGGATAGCTTCAGCAAGTAACCCCTCTCTCTGTCTACACAAAGTTTCGATCTGAGCTTTTGCTTGGATTAGGCTGAGACTGAGGGCATTGCCGTAGTTGTCAGCTTCGTCGATAGCTTTTAGCATTGATCTTAGTTGGCGTGACTGCGACCATAGGGGTGAGATACAAGCTAGCTTATAATCCTCCACCGTGTTGGACACACGGGCTGTGAACTCTAAGAAAGCTAGTTCATCATCAGACATGGAACGGTTCAAGGGTCTTTCCTCATGTGGC